TGGCAAAGAACAATGAAACTCGCATCACACATTTGGAGAAAATTCATAACAACAGACATTTCTATGTACCGAAACCTCGTTACGATGATTAAAAAAATAGTTGCGAGAGATCGGTATTTAATCCGCTCGTTTTGGCGGCATACGATTCATTACAGAGGTCACAATGCTGTACGAAAACATTGATGACATTCCCAGGAATTGGGATGCGTGGCCTATCAAATATTTTACACCACCGGAGATAGCGTGCCGCGGCACTGGAGAATTATTTGTTAACCTGGATGCATTAACTAAGCTCGATCAATTGAGATCCATGCTAGGTAAAAGTGTCAGGATTAATTCCGCATACCGATCCCATTATCATAATTGCAAAATTGGAGGCGCACCATTTTCGGCCCACTCAATGCGCGGCGGAGCATCTGCATTTGATATAGCACTCGGTAAACACGATAAGAATGTTTTAATAGAATTAGCAAACCATGTGGGGTTCACTGGTTTTGGAGTCAATTACAATAGTTTTTTACACATTGATTGTGGACGAAGAAGGAGTTGGTAGATGTTTGAAATGTTAACCACTGTATTAACTGGCGGGGCCACGGGTATCCTGGGCACTGTCATTGGAAAAGGTTTTTCTTTTATTGATAACTGGCAAAAAGAAAAGGCTAATGACAAAGAACATACCCGCACAATTGAGTTGTACAAAGTCCAGGCTGAACTCAAACTTGAAGAAAAAGAGAAAGAGATGGAAGCTCAAATGCAAGTGGCAGAAATCGGATTGCGATCTGCCAGCTATGGGCACGATCAGTCAGTTGGCAAATCATCTAGGTGGGCAGTGAATGTCCTCCGCATGGTACGGCCAGCTATAACCGGGGGTCTTATAATTCTGGTTGGAGTTATATATTTTGCAACTGATGACCTGGCACAGCAAGAGACAATCATTCAATCAGTAATTTATATGGCAAGTTCCGCTACCCTTTGGTGGTTTGGTGACCGAGCTTTGCGAAGTAAAAGCTAATGGTCGGCAAAACAGGCAACCAGGGTATCAGCCTAGAGGAAGCTACTAATTTTATTAATTTAGTAGAGACCAAACTTAAACAAGGGTATTTGCCAAAGGGTCAAGGCGGAGGCATGGGCGCAATTGGAGCTGCCGCAAAAGAGTTAAATGTTTCGGTTAGTTCTCAAACGGGGAAATATAATGCGGCAATAAAAAAACTTGGCCGTGACGTTGATTGGTCATTATATATTAAAGATGGAGAGACTAAAACTAGTGTCGATGTGGATTTACCTGAGTTTCCTGATGACGATATTGAAGCGACAGAAATTCTCAATCATTTAGAAAAAAGATTTGCAAAAAAATTAGAGCATAAAAAAAGTAAGAACTGGTTTAAAGTTAAATTAAAAACTGACGAACCTATTGGTCTGGCTGTCGTAGGCGATCCGCACCTGGGCACGCACTGCAACATCCCTTTATTGAAACGTGATGTAAAAATCATGTCTGAAACTGACGGCATCATGGCGTTAAACTTAGGCGATACGGCTGACAATTGGGGGCGTTTAATATATCTGTATGCTGAAGAGGATATGTCCCGCCCAACTGAGAGAAAACTAGCCCGGTGGTTTTTAAAAGATGCGGGTATCCCGTGGATCATATGGCTGATGGGCAACCACGATATGATGCACACTGAGTTCTCCACTTATTTGAAGTCAATTAATGTACACCAAATTGTTATGAATGACTGGCGTGCTAAATTTAAATTATGCTTCCCGTCTATGGAACTCAAGATTGACGCGGCCCACAATCACAAAGGCACATCAATATACAATCCATTGCATGGTCAAAAGAGATCCGCACTCTGGGATGAGGATGCAGACATTTATATAGCTGGTCATCATCATACCTGGGCAATGACTGCCGAGGAGCTGGACGGCGGCAGAGTTATACACATGGCCCGAGCCCGAGGATATAAATGGATTGATGACTACGCAGTGGTTAATGGATTTTCCTGTGACGAATACGGCGCGACAATTTTATATGTAATAGATCCAGGTGCGACTAATCCAGTGTCACGGGTGAAGGGTTTTGTAGATATAGAAGACGGCGCAGAGTATCTCACCTATCTGCGCCGCCGTAAAAATTAATCTATAACAATAAGTGACCTTGGAGTCGCGGGGAGCTTTTCCATATGGCCCCGGTGTATCAGGCTATTAATAATCCTATCTATTTCGCTGGTACTTTTTTTACCTGAGATTGACATTAACTCTCTTATAGTCGGAGAGTACCCATGCTGTTCAATAAATTCTCGAGTAGCATCTTTGATAAACAACATATTTGGGGTGAGACCCATTTGTCTTTTACTTTCCATTTTTCTCAGCTCCTAACCTTTTGTTGAGATCGATTCGTTTTTTGAATAATTTTTCCTTCCAAGATTTCTGGAGCCTATCCAATGTCTCCAAATTATTTTTCTCCAATTCTTTGAGATTAGACATTCGATCCCGGGGGGCAAATTTCTCATCAGTTGCCACTGCGTCTATTTGTAAGTTGTACTCCTTACTAAACTCAGTCGCATTTTCGTATATAATCGCCTCGTCATTAGGCAATAATAGTCGATATGCGTCTGGACGCTCCGTATCTGCGATTACAGGCGTTTCTGCATTTTCCGATACATTGGGTTCAGATGGTGCCTCTAATGCGTTCTGAGGGGGCTCTGAGGGCTCTGGTTTTTCCTCATCTGGGAAAAGTTCGTCCAAAGTGTAATCCACTGGTTTAACATTTGGAATATCGGACACCTCAGTCTCATCGAGCCACCCCAATCCACAAATTGATAATGTAACCCGGCGTTTTGCTTTAGTAGTTGCCTTCGCAATCGCATTAGCCCGATTTTCACCTCGCAACCCAGCAATTTGGACTGCGCCCACGTCTTCATCAGATCGCCCGTGTTTATCCTGGGCTCCCATTGTGACAATATAAAGACCATCGACTTCTTCCCGACTAGTTACCCGGCACGATACGCCGTGGATTTTTCGGAGTTGATCGGTGGCGTCTTTTTTTGCATACAAAGTTTCTTTGCCAGACAAACGAATGTAGTCGAATGGTTTGGTTAATGGATTGAGGCCGACTGAGTCGCAGACCTTGTTATAATATTGGACCTTCTCCTCGTCACTTAAATCTGTAAGGTCTCCATTGATCAGAACATTCTGTAATACAGTGGCCGGATCTTTATCTACAAGTTTATTCATAATACATTCTCCAATCGTGTTCTATGTCCAAAGGGGGATTAGGCGTTTTCTAATTGCGTCAGCCCTTTCCATTTCAATTTTTTTATCTCGTGTTTCTAAATCTTGTTGATGTCTAAAATTAGCATACTGAACTGCACAATCGTAACGGCAGAACTCGCCGTAATTAAACCCACGATAAGTGTAGTCCCATAAAAAATAAATAGTGCCTGGTGCTGACGCACCATGATCGTCTTCCCAGTCAATCGGAACTCCAGGCATTACGTTAATATGGGATAATGTTTTACCAAGTTTTGTATTTCCACTTATTCTGGTATTTTTTTGTGTTTTAAGAACTTTCAGATTACCACGATAAGTTTCATCATTTTGCGCGAATATTTGTTGAATAAATTTAGCGGACTTTTTACCACAATGTGGGCAAATTCGTTGTCGATCAAAAGAGTCATAACTTTCCCTTGTAACAATTCTTTTTTTGGATTTATTCATTATCAATTCCTTTATGTTGACTTAAAAATTTGTAACACAATGTCACATATGATTTACGATAGAGGTGTGCGTGCGTAACAACATGAACTGCCTCGCTCCAATGAACTTTACTGGGCATTTTTAATCTCCACTTTAAAACGGCGGGATGTATGAGCGTCTTTTGCGGGAGTAACTTTTGTTTTCTCCGGCTGGGCTTTGTACTCCACAGTCTTATGACTAATTTTTACACCATCTGGTAATAGAGCTGATTCGTGGCCGCCCAATATTACCTTCATAATTTTTGAGGAATGTTCCATCATTTCTTTGCTGGCATCGATGGCACGTTTTGCCGCCAACCAATTATGTGCGGCGTCCGCCAGCTCAGTGCGTGCATCATTCTTGATTTCCTCAGTTGGCCCCACAATTAGGTCTACGGGCTCTGGGCGTCTATTGCCGTCAATCATTGCAGACGCCTCACTACTGGTGACGGGCGGGTAATCTGTGTCATTTTTCATATGATCCCAGAACACATTGACCGAATCGCGAATCGCTTTGATGGTAGGCTCATGTCGATTGATTACAACAATGCACCAGTCAAATGTATCCCTGGTAAGATAGGCTAAAATACCAGATTGTGCGTCTGTGCAGTCTATTTGCGCCTGGATCTGCAATACGTAGGATAAACTTACTGGATCTTTTGGCATGGTCCGAGTGTATTTAAAGTCAATCGGAATAAGGCCGTTGATTGTGTGGTCCATTCCCTGGTAGTCAGTGATCATAAAATTATTGCAATCAATCTGACCATCGAGGCTGGCAACTAAATTACAATGTTTATTTTTAAATCCCTCACGCGGCAGAATTACTTTAACGCCGTGATCATCCTCAAACCATTCGCGAATGGCCGCTTCAAATCGGTTGCCGCCCTCCATAATTCGCGTAGACGGGAATATATGCACACCATCCTGAGCGGCTCGGTGCCTTTTCAGCATATCATTAGGGCTGGTGCCAAATGGCATTAAATATTTACCATTTACTTGTGTGATTACGCCTGTGTCTGACGCCCCACATTCGCGGCCTGTTATAGAAAATTTCATCGTTGCTTCTCCTTACTTAGTTAAAGAAGACGCAACGTTTAAAAACCTGAGACTTGTCTCATAAGTTAATAAAGTATTAATATCATTAACTTATGTTACTCCGCCCCCGGGCACCACCACTTCTTAAAAGTGAGGGTGACTAAGGCTTCTGGCGTTGCGCCACTGTCATATGAGACAGATTTGAGTTCTGGTTATATTCCTCATTAGTTAACAAATGCATAAATTGTTTGGCAGTGCGTATTTCATCTGCCTGTTTTGTATACAACTCGGCCATTTTAGCTGATCTCCAACCAAACATAGCCATCAATTGTTTTGTAGTCGCGCCGTTCATTGCGGCTCTCACAGCTCCAGCTTTGCGTAAACCGTGTGCAGAACATTTGGGCACATCAGCTTCCCGGCATCGGCGTTTAAACCAATTACCGAATCCATTAAATGTAAATGGTTTGCCAAACTCAGTGACCAAGTAAACTAGGTGACCAGTGGGTGTGGCATCTAAAATCTGACGCAGTGGTTGCAAGATCGGTATTACACGAGCTTTAGGGTAGCGTGCGCGGTTCTTAGCTTCAGTAAACTCCAGGCACCCGTTCTTTTCATTCTGTGGACCTAGTTGCACCGCGTCAGAACGGCGCACGCCCGTATACAAGAGTAGACCCAGTGCTAATCGAGCCTTGGTGCCTATATCATGGCGATTCTCATATAATTTAATTTCAGTCTCAGTCCAAGTATGAAAGCCGTTGGGATTTTTTGATGGAAGGTACGGCACACTTAACGCTGGGTTGTGATCGGCAAAATCTGCATTGATTGCCCATTTGTAGACCTGGCGCAACGCTTTGATATGCGAGTTCGCGCTCTCTGGTACGTCTTGTTTGCTATCTCTAAATGCACGGATATGCCGCGGCACTAGACTTCGGTATGGATTGTTACCGAGCTTGAGATTAATTTTCTCCAATAACCCTTGCCGCACTTTTTTTGTAGACGGGCCGAGATTATTATACTCTGGAGACAAATAGTACATTCTAATTAACCACCTCAATGTATCCTTTGGCTGTTTCCGAGTCGGAACTCCCATAATTTCCTGGGCGTCTTTTAATTCCTGATCAAACTCGGGCGTGCCTTCTTTATTGTATAATCGAATCTGCCTTTTACCACTGAGCCTTTGTTGCTCACTTGGTCTTAGGTAGATCCTCCCTTTATCTTTTTTTATTCTCATCACGTTCACCTTTCCTATGTTATATTTTATTTAAATTAAAAAAAACATACCTATTATTGGGTCCAATTATTGAGTCCTTTTATTGGGTCCACTTTTTGGGTCCAATTTTTGGGTGTATTTTTTCCCCGTCACGCTATGGCCCAAATCGTCTGGTCTTAGACGTTCCCACACTTTTTTACCATCGACGGAAAATAAACCAGAATTTTCATCTTGTTCTAATCGGGCATTAATACTTTCAGCTAAATCGCGGATGCCGTTTTTTTGATAAAATATAAATTCATTCCGAGATCTTTGGAGCCAAAATTCCAACAACGCTTCTTGGGGATAATAAAGTTTAACACGTTTATCAAATTGACTGTCTGCAACGCCAATAATTTTTTGGTCTATACCCTTTTCAATCCAACCCATTATCGTGTCTTTTTTTGGCATCCAATTGCCGAGGCCAATTTCGTCCTGTAGTTCGGCATAGGTTATGCCGACGTGACCATTTTTTTTCATTCCTCTCCACCAGCGATCCATTAACAGCGCAGAAAATTTCCGCATGATCATATTTTGGTTAATAAATTTATAAACAAAATTATCCTCATACTGCCGAGCCTCGGCTCGTTTGTAGCGCGTCGTTATTTCGTGCCACTCTGACCACAGACCTATTTTACTTCTCGCCATGAAGTACTCGCACATTTCTGGGTACATTTGATAATATTGTGAGAGATGCTTCCCGTGGTCTTGATTTTTGCTCACATCCTCAAACTTTTTCGTTGGGAAAGTTTTGTAAACAACTTCATTCTTTTTATTCATTTTTTAACTCCCTTTGCAGAATTAATAACTCGTTTAACTTGTTCTGGCCCCCACGGTTTTTGCTGACCTGGCTCAAGCCGTTGGGTTCTGTTTTCATCTTGAAAAGTCAGTACACCTTGGGCAGATAAACACCTCGCAATATGCCGATATGAATCCTGACCAGTTTGTTTAATGATTTTTTCAATAGCTGGGTACACAGTCAGGGCAAATGCCTTAGCGTTTTTCTTCATGTTGCGAGAGCCCTTAGCACGCGCCTCAGACAGTTTAGGATTGCCCAGGGATGTAATCCGCCGAGATGGTTTATCCTTGCGCTCTGTGGTCCAATATTCGCCCTTGGTAGCCAGGTCTTTTTGCGCTCGGTTCAAACCCCGTTTAGTTCGGGATCTGATATTGTCCACTTCCATCTCCGCCATTGCGGCCATGATCCGCCAGATAAATTTGGTCTGGCCTGGGTCTGACATTTGCGGGACATCACACGCCACAATGCCGATCCCGTCACGCTCGGCGGCCTCAGCAACATGGGTCATAAAATTAAAGTCACGGGTTAATCGAGACATCGCTGCCACAATAATAATGGCGTTCTCTTTTTTTGCCATTGCCTGAGCGGCCAGCCATTGCGGACGTTTGCTTTTTCTGCCTGACTCTACTTCTTTAAAAACACCGATACATTTCAATCCTGACTCTGCCGCCCTGGCTTCGCACATATCTTCTTGTGCGCGAATGCCCAGACCATCGATGCCTTGCTTAGTTGTAGACACACGCAAATAGAACACCGCCTTCTCGGTTTCTATTTTTGGGTTGATCATTAGTTGTTCTCCTTGCTCTTGTCTTCAATTGTTGCGTTATAAATTTCGGCTAATCGTGCCGCTTCTTTTTTGGCGGCTCTGATACCAACGCCAAACTCTTTACAGACAACCATATAGCCATCGCGCTCTCTACCCGTGTTAGGCGAAAGTAAATCAACGTTAAACTTTTTAGCTTGCCAATGTTTTTTAATGGTAATGATATTTTCCATAACTAGTTGTTCTCCTATTTAGTTGAGGGGGTGTTACCCCCGATTAATGATTTTTGCGCCATTCGGCGATAGGTATGTCAACGGTGCGTGAAATTTCACTAG